AGTTCGATGCGGTGCGCATCATGAACGATCCGGTCCAGGATCGCATCAGCAACCGTTTTTTCACCGATCACTTCAAACCATTTGCTTACCGGTAGCTGTGAGGTTATGATCAGCGAGGTCTTGCCATGCCTGTCCTCAATCAGTTCCATCAGCGCAGCCCTGCTTTGTGCATCAAAAGGCTGAATACCGAAGTCATCCAGTATGAGCAGCTGTGTCCTTTCCAGTTTAGCGAGTTCCTTGATATAGGAGCCATCTGCCTTAGCCATCTTCAGTTTAGCGAATAGCTTAGGTGTACTGGCATAAAACACCCTGTAGCCCAGCATACAGGCCTGATAGCCGATAGCAGAAGCCACATAGCTTTTACCGATACCGGTACTACCCGTAACCAGTATGTTTTCATTGCGGTCAATGAAGGTACAGTCTGCCAGGCGCATGATCTGGTTGCGGTCGATACTTCGGTCGGCATGGTAATGAACGTCCTCTACAGAGGCTTTATAGCGGAACTTGGCATATTGTATCTGCCGTTCTATACGCCTGTTTTGCCGGTCGTCCCATTCTGCATCTACCAGGTGGGCCAGTAGCTCATCCGCTGTATAATCATTCGTTTTACCCGTTTCCATGCTGCTTTTGAAGGCATGGAACATGCCGAAGAACTTCATCTTCCGCAGTTTGTCCAATGTACTTGTGTTCATGTTATTTGTTGTTTAATGGTTATTTGTAATAGTCTTTTCCCCGGATATTATCATGGTTAGGCATAGGCAACTCATCTGCAAACAGGCTTTCCTCGTAGCCATCCATCTTGTTCTCCAGGATGGTTTGTATCGTTTTATAGTTATGAATACCATAGCTGAGCGCACGCTGGCAGGCCATCGTTAAGCGCTCATTCCCGGCTTTCTTGGCGAAGCCAAGTACACCCAGGCAGGACTTATAGGCCTGCTCCGGGTGTTGCTTCCGGTCAAGGATCTTTAGGATATACAGCCTCACATCCTCATGGATGGATGCGGCCCAATCCAGGAACTTATCAGGTGTCCAGTCAGTTACAAAGCGGTGTGTAGTGGCCATATGGTCTTTATCGGTTGTATAGCCGTAAGGGTTCTTTGCCCGTTGATGCAAAGCGATACGTTCATAGTTAGAGTAGATCTCCACGATAGTGCGGGAATACAATAGCTTTACCCGCTTGCCGATGAAGCGGTAAGGCACACTGTAATAGTGTTTATCAGGGCCAAGATTGACATGGCCGTTCTTGATCACCTTAGCGTAGAAGTGCTTTTTGAACTGGTAAAGCAGGACAGGCAGCGGCATCAGGGTATGCCGTTCGATCTCTTCAAACTGTAGCCTGCGGCTGTAGTTACGTCCTTTGAGCAACTGGCTGTTATGGGTTTCCAACGCTTCCCATATACCTGTATTCAGCTCTTTTAAAGAGTGATAGGTAACCCGGTTGATAGGCGCGTAGATCTTGGTATAAATGATCTTAACAGCACCTTCTACCAGTGCTTTATCACGCGGGCGGTACGCCCGCGCTGGTAGTATGGTGGTGCCATAATGGTCTGCAAAGTCCTCAAACGTTTCGTTCAAAGTAGGTTCATAGCGGCTGCTTTTGGTTACGGCTGCCTTCAGGTTATCCGGCACAATGGCGGCGGGAACGCCGCCGATAAAGTGCAGCGTATTCTCGCAGGCTGCAATAAAGTCTTCCTTTTGCTGGCTCGGAACCGCCTCTACATAAGTAAGCTGACTGGCTCCGAGGATAGCCACAAAGACCTCTACTGCAATAACTTCACCGGTATCCTTGTCGGTATAGCTTAGCTTTTCGCCTGCAAAGTCCACATAAAGCTTATCACCGGCTTTGTGATCCATGTGCATGGTCGGGTTGACCCTGGCTTTCCATTGGTTGTAATAAAAGCAGAATTGGCTGTACTGGTAGCCGTCAGGGAACTCTTTGCGGTAGGATTCCCATAGCATGTACCGGTTGACACCGGTGCGTTTGAGTTCTTTATCTACTTGGGGAAAACAGCGCTGCATGGACTGCATACGGCTGGTGGGCGGGTGTTCTTTGCTTTTCCCGAAGAGGTCTTCGAGTTCCTTATCGTTAAGGGCATCAATCTCTTCAAATGTAAAGTTGCTGGCTTTAAAGGCGGCCAGGTACTTCTTTACGGTATTCCGGGATGCATCAGTCTGAGCAGCGATGGTCATTATGGGCCGCTGCTGGCTGTACATCCTTAAAATCTTTCTAATCTTACTCATGCTGATCGTCGAATTGGCCATGTTTGGAGGTATATGTTGCCTCCGAAAGATGGTTGCTTCTACAGCATTTGCTACACGTTGAGGGTGGTCAGTTTGTCCCGGAATCCCCTGGTCAGTTTGCCCCGGAATTGGTGGTCAGCTTACCCCGGAATCAGGTGGTCTGGTTCATCAGAATCTCCAGATATACAATGCTTTTAAAGCATCTATAAGTTTAGAAAAACCAAAAATTTCATCTGCAATTCTATTTTTTGGAAATTAATGGTGTTTGAATTATATATAAGTTTAACAAATCAAAACAGTTCCAAACTTTATAGAGCAATAAATTTTGTTAAAATTAAGGCATTACAACAGAGTGGGTTAGAAATTGGTTTATTTGGCTTCCTTACCTATCTTCATATTAAAGTTTGCCGAACATTCCATCTCTTACTATTTTAAAATTCCATGTTATCAAACACTTTTTTCAGTTTTTTCATGTCGTGTGCTACTTTGACATCTAATGTCTTCGCATAATGTTGCGTTTGTACCAAGTTAGAATGTCCTAACATTTTCGAAACTGATTCAATTGGAACACCATTACTCAATGTTATTGTAGTCGCAAATGTGTGTCTTGCAATATGGAATGTTAAATTCATTTTAATACCGCAGCAATCAGCTATTTCTTTGAGGTAGGCATTCATTTTCTGATTGGTTAAAACTGGAAAAGCGAAGTTATTGACAATGCATTTCGGGTGATTGCTGTATTTCTCCACTAATATTAATGCTGGTTGTAATAATGGGATATGGGTGGTGGTTTTAGTTTTTTGTCTTTTCGTAAAAATCCATTTTACGCCATCTGCAGTTTCGGCAAAATCACTTCTTTTTAATTGTTGTAGATCAACATATGATAAACCGGTATAACAGCTAAACAAAAACATATCTCTAACCTGGTTAATTCGTTCACTTTCAAATTTCTTTTTCGTAATTTGTTTCAGTTCAAAATCCGTCAGTGCAATTCGTTTAACTTCTTTTTTGGTAAGTTTGAAATTGGCAAATGGATCGCTGGCCAACCATTTGTTTTTCACGCAGATCAAAACGATTTTTTTAAAATTACCAAGATATTTCATCGTCGTGTTATGGTTGCATTTTCGAATGCTTTTCAACCAAAAAGCGTATTCTGTAATGAATTCATAATCCAATTCTTTTATTTCCTTATCTGCTGTTTTATACTTCCATAATATAAACTCCCTGGTGTGCTCATAAGATGTGTTATACCGCTCTATCGTCCCCGGAGCAAAGTCTATGCCCTCCAGATCTTTCATCTGCTTGTTGTGGTTCTGAAATAGCTCTAAAATCATTTTCCGAGAATCATCATAACCAATTAAAACGTTTTTAATTGCGGAAGCAGTGATCAGTTTATCGGTTTCCATCAGCGATTTTTTCGCTTCGTAAACTTTCTGTTCAAGAGTGCTTAAATAATAGTTGAGTTCCCGGGCCTCCTCCTTGGTTCCACATGCTCTGCCAGCAGCCTGATTCCATTTTGCTGGATCCCATTTTCTCTTGGCTGAAAGTTCTTTCGGCTGCCCGTCTACAGTGATTTTAATGTAAATTGGCAATAGGCCGGTTTTGTAATTCTTGGGCTTTCTCATAAAGAATAATAACCCGAAGCTTTTTTCTAACATAAGTAACAATTTTTATGGTGAACAAATGTCGATTTTAAGACCAGAATTAACAAGATGTTTCGCTATCGAACATGTTGTAAGTCAGTTAATTGTAGCGTTTCCATTGAGTCTTTTTTTTAGATTTAATTAACTCAACGAATAACTCAATAGAATTATGCGATTATATGAATGTTTTGGTAGGGTGGTTGGTACGAAAAAGGCCCCAAATCAACGATTTGAGGCCTTTTAGATGTTTTGATATGTATATCAGCGGAGAGTTAGGGATT